TAAGCAGCTCCGAGTGGTGTGAAGCCAAAGAGCAGGCAGAGCGAAAGCTCAAGGATATTATCAAGAGATTTGGCGACGAGGGCGGAGCAAGGCGAGAGCCGTGGTATTTAGCCCAGTTAATCGCAGAGGCAGTACGCTCAAGCAGGTTTTCAAAGTTCACTTTCGACCTCTTGAGACTTGACAGATACGCTGATGAACAAATGGAGATAAAAAAAGGACAGCCCGTGTCATAAAACACGAGCCGCCCATTACGCTGTATCTCTATTGTATCACAAAGAATTTTGAAATGCAATAGGAGGATTTTATGCAAAACAATAATAACGCATTACAGATTACGACCCAGTACCCGGCAGAGAAATACAATTTGCTCGTGCCTATGCAGACGGTTGCGGAGATTGCGGAAATTCACAAGCCAGTGATGAACGCAGTGCAGATTTCGACCAACCTTTCTGACAAAGAAATTTACGAGCAGGAAAAAGCAAGGGACGCATACACAGACAGAAGCGGAAAATACCACCCGGCAGTACCTGCAGGCTGGGCTTTGACAAAGAAAGGCCTCAACAAACTTATGAGAGCCGCCGGAATTAAGATACTCGGCACACGCCCGATTATCCCCTCTACTTGCCAAAAGTGCGCAGAGGTAAACAAGAGCATTGGTCGCCCGGTCAACTGCGGAGCTTGCGGAAACAAAGACGTGAAATTTGAGGCAAGAATTTCCGTACCGCAGCTTACGGGGGAAAACATTGAGATTGTTGCACACAAGGAAATTATCGTGCAGGACGTTACGGACGGCATGACAGAAAACCAGCGCAAGGAATTTTTGAAGTTCCGAAGCGAAATGTGTGAGACAAAGGCAATTAACAGAGCGTTGAGAGCAGCAATGCACATCAAGGGAACGTACACGCTGGACGAGCTGAAAAAGCCGTTTGTGGTTGCGTACCTTGTGCCAAATCTCGACAACGAGGCAGTGAAGCAGGAGGCGGTAAGACACTTTTTCTCCTCGGCGCAGGAGCTTTACGGCGGAGCAAACACGGAAGCTCGCAGGGCTATTTTTGTAGAGGACGACGTAGAGGAGGGAATGGAGTACGAAACCCCGTCGCAGCCTATCGCACAGCCGGAGGCAGGAAATTACAGAGAAGTACCTCAAGAGCCTCCGAGAGAAGCCCAGCAGCGACAGCAGCAGGCGGCAGAGAGCGCACCCGATTTTGACCCGACGATTTGTACGGAGTGCGGAACAAAGTGCAGCAACGGCGTGGTGAAGTATAGCCAGCAGGAGTACGGACGTACCTTGTGCATGGCGTGTCAGAGAAAGCAGGGAGGTAATCAGTAATGGGTATCAGAGTATTACACACAGGAGATTTACACATAGGCAATTTCCCCGGCCCGGAACAGAATGGGGAAAACGCAAGATATAAAGACATTTGCAAGTGCCTTGACGCACTTGTGGCAGGAGCGAAAGAGAGCCGCCCGGACGTGGCAGTAATCGCCGGAGATATTTTTCATCAAGCGAGGGTATGGAGTGACAGAGGCCTCAAGGAAAATCAGACGGCAGTAAAGTTCCTGCGAGAGCTTGAAAGAATTTGCCCGGTCGTAGTTATGAGAGGAACACCTAACCACGACAGCGAGGAGCAGTTTAAGACGCTGGAAAGCACTTTTTATGGCGACGACAGCGTACATATCATCACAGAGCCGGACGTAGGAACATACCACAGCTACGACGGAAAGAAAGTGCAGATTGCTTGCGTGCCGGGATTTGACAGAGGGTATTTCAGAGCAAAGCACCCCGGCCTCTCAAAGGAGGAGGAAAACGAAGTTTTCACAAAGGCGATTGAGGATATTATTATCGGCCTCAAGGCGCAATGTGAGGATAAAGCACCTACGGTACTGGTATCTCACTACACGATTACGGGTTGCAATATGGAGAGCGGTCAGACAGCATTTTTCAGTCAGTTCGAGCCAGTGGTTTACCCGGCAACATTGCAGGCAGCAGCCTACGACCTCGTTTGTTTCGGACACATTCACAGACCGCAGCAGCTCGACGGCTGCAAGAACACTTTTTACTGCGGAGCGATTTCGGCCCTCAATTTCAACGACGAGGGGCAGGAGAGAGGCTACTGGGTACACGAGATCGAGGACGGCGGAGCGGTAACATCAGAGTTTTACCAGCTTCCTACAAGGGAATATAAGACAATCCGCCTCAAGGACGAGGACGTGGCAGAGATTATCAACGCAGCCTATACAGAGGCAAAATTCCCGTTCACTATCCCGGACGTACAGGACAAAATCGTGAGAGTGCTTTACGACTGCACGGACGAACATAACAAGGCATTTAACCACGCAGTATATGAGGCGGCACTCTATAACGCCGGAGGAGCTTTTTGGGTACAGGAGATTACGCCACAGAAAATCAGCATTACGGTGGATAAAAAGAGCATGGACGCAGACAGCACCCCGGAGGACGCACTGGACGACTACCTCGCTGAAAAGGGATTTAGTCCGGAACGTATCGGAGAGCTGATTGAGCTTGCAAGACCCCTTATCGCAGAGGCAACCGAAAAGGCGACCACAGAAAGACATACAGGCCTGTTTGTCCCGGTTGAGATTGAGGTCAAGAATTACCGCAATTACCGTGAGGAAACTTTCTCATTCGACGATATTCGTTTCTGCACTATCAACGGCAGCAACGGCGTGGGAAAGAGCAGTTTGTTTATGGACGCTATGGCGGACGCACTTTTCGAGGAAACCCGTGAGGGAGAGCTGACTGGCTGGATTTGCAACGACCCGGACGCAAGAAGCGGAGCTATCAAATTCACGTTCAAACTGGGAGAACGCCTCTACCGAGTGACCCGTACACGACAGAAAAGCGGCAAGGCAACGCTCAATATTGCGGAGTTTGTAGAGGGCGAATGGGTAGACCGTTCCAAAGAAAAATTCAAAGACACACAGGCGGAGATAATCAACATTATCGGCATGGACAGCCTCACACTGAAAGCCTGCGCCCTCATTATGCAAGACCAGTACGGCTTATTCTTGCAGGCGGACAAGGAGGCTCGCATGAATATTCTTGGCAGCATTTTGGGGCTTGGAATTTATGCGGACATGGAGGAGCTGGCAGCGGATAAGGCGACGGACACAAACCGAACTATCCGAACACTGGAAGAAAGAGCGGCAACAATCACTGCCGGATTGCCGGATAGAGCGGAACTGGAAAAGCAAATTGAGGAGCAGGAGAAAAGCAAAGCAGAGTTTGAGGCACAGGCAGCGCAGAAAGCGGCTGACGTGGACGGCCTCAAGGTAAAACTAAACACCCAGCTCGAAGCAGCAGGCAGAGTAATTAAGCTCAATGGCAAGATTACCACTCTCACGGCGCAGAAAGCGGCCAAAGAAGCCGCAAAGACAACACAGGTAGGAATTATTACGGCGGCAGACACAATCCTCGCAGGCGAGGCGGAAATTGCCGCAGGCGTAAAGAAATACAACGGCCTTTTGGAACAGGAGAAAGAGCTGATTAAGGGTAAGGCGACATACGACAATTTGGCAGAGCGCAAGCAGCAGCTCGAAAACGCCATTGCGCTGGCGGAAAACTCTGCGGAGGAACTTCGTAAGAAGAAAGCAGCTATTACGTTGATGAAGATTGGGCCACTGCAGCAGACACTCGCCCGTGAAGCGGAATTGTCAGAGAAACATAGAGCCTACGAAAGCACCGCCGGAAAGATTGCGGAATTAGAAAAGGGACTGCCGGAATATACAGCGCAGCGACAGGCGGTACTCGACGCAGAGGCAGAGCTGGAAAGACTGGAAGCGGACTACGAAAAGGCAAAAGAGAGATTGACCTATCGTATCACAACACTTAACAGCAAAGTTGAGCTGCTGAATAACAGCGGTTGCCCGGACGTAGAAAAAGCGAGCTGCAAGTTCCTTGCGGACGCACTGGAAGCCAAAAAGATATTGCCGGAGGCAGAGGCGGCACTCGCTTCACTTGAGGAGGAGTACAAAACTAACCGTGAGAGTGCGTCAGATACGCTCAAACAGGAGGAAATGGCATTCAGCGATAAAATACACCTCCCGGAGGAAATCGAGGCTCTACGAGGCGATTTGCGTGGTCTTGAGGCGGCCGAAAAGGAATACCACAGCCTTGAGGCGCAGAGAAGCGAGCTGAAAATGCAGACAGAGAGAAGCGAGGAGTACGAAGCGCAGGCAGCAGACGCAGCCAGCACCGCCGAAAAAGGCAGAGCAGAGCTGGAAGAAATCAACCAGCAGCTCGAAAAGGTTGCGGCAGCAAGCGCAGAGTATGAGAAGTTGCAGCAGGAAATTGCATTAGCAAGACAGTGGACGGAGAAAGAAAAACAGCTCCCGGTAGCAAAGGAGAAAAAAGCAGCAGCGGCGCAGCGTTTACTCGAACTGGAAACAGAGGGCGAAGCTATTGAGGCGGAAATCGCAGAGGCCAAAGCGGAACTTACAGAAGAACAGAGCAAGACCGTAGGAGCAGAGGAACTGCAGGCGCAGGTAAGTGTTGCGGAGGCAGAAATCAAGCAGTTACAGGACGCAGCGCAAAAAGTGGCAATGAGTTTGGGAGGCTTGAAAAAGCAGCTTGAGCAGGCCGGAGAAAAGTTGAAGCAGGCGGAGGAGCTGCAGGCGCAGGTAAATGAGCTTGCAGGAACGGCAGCCGGGTATGAGGAGCTGAAAAAGGCATTTTCGCAGGACGGTATTCCTCACAACATTATCCGCAGCATTATCCCGATTTTTGAGGCTACGGCGACGAACATTCTCGGTCAAATGTCACAGGGACGCATGAGCGTAGAGTTTGTGACGGAAAAGGTGTTGAAGTCAAACAGCAAAAAAGAGGTTACGACGCTGGATATTATCATCAACGACAGCGACACCGGGCGACTGCCATATATGAGCAGGAGCGGAGGCGAAAGAGTAAAGGCGGCATTGTCTGTTATCCTTGCCCTTTCGGAGATTAAGAGTAGTAAGGCAGGCGTACAGCTTGGATTTCTGTTTATCGACGAGCCTCCATTCCTTGACGCACCGGGCGTACAGGCATATTGCGACGCACTGGAAGCAATACAGCAGAGATACGCAGACCTCAAGGTAATGGCGATTACACATGACCCGGCCATGAAGTCACGTTTTCCACAGAGCGTTGATGTAGTGAAAACGCCGGAGGGCAGCAAGGTTATTTATTGATAATAAACGGGGATTTCGGGGAATTTTCTCCCCGAAAACTCCCGAATAAAGGAGGTGTAGTCGTTGGGACGACCACGAAAGCAGACAGTAGACTATTTCCCACATTTCGTAAGCACGGACAGCAAAACAAAATTCATACTTGAGCAGAACTGGGGAAACGACGGGTATGCGTTTTGGTTTAAGCTACTGGAACTGCTGGGACGCAGCGAGGGACATTTTTATGACTGCTCGGTAACGGCAAACAAAATGTATCTCGTAGCCCTTATGAAGATAGAGGAGGGTAAAATCGACGAGATATTGGCAACACTTGCAGGCCTCGGCAATATTGACAAAAAGCTGTGGGAAGAAAAAGAGGTAATTTGGTGTCAGAGCCTTGTGGATAATTTGCAGGACGTTTACTCAAAGAGAACAGTATCAGCACCAGCGAAACCGTTTGAGGAGAAACAGCCGGAGGAAAAGCCGGAAAAGAAACCAGCAGCCCCGAAAGAGGAAAAGCAGCCGGAGGAAAAAGCAAAGAAGCGAGGCAGACCCAAAAAGCCGGAAGTACCAAAAGTGAAGTATGCCGAATTTGTCCACATGACAGAGGAGGAGTATCAGAAGCTCGTAGCAGCCCACGGCGAGGAAAAGACAAAGAGGGCTATCGAGATACTGGATAATTACAAAGGCTCAAAGGGAAAGACCTACAAGAATGACTACCGGGCGATTTTAAGCTGGGTAATCGAGAGAGTGAATGAGGAATTTAGCAAGAGAGGAGGCGGCGGATATGTCGGAACTTACCAAGATAGGGGACGTACTGCAGGGCAGCAGGCAGACCCCGGAGGCTTCAAGCCGTCGGGAGGCTTCAAGAAATAACATTGTGACGCTAGAGGAGGCCAAAGCGAGAGGGCTATCGTTCAAAAACCCACCGCCAGCACTGGAAAAGTGCGAATACTGCGGAAAAGAACTGCAGCCGCAGGGCGCAGTGATTAACGATATGGTTTATTTTTGGCTGCCTATTACTCCTCGTTGCGATTGCGAAAAAGCAGTTGCATACTGGACGGAATACGACAGGCAGCAGGAGGAAAAGAAAGCCCGTGAGGAGGAGGAAAAACGCAGAGAGGCTATGAGGAGGAAAGTGGAGGCGTTGCTCGGCAAGAGCGGCATAAAGAAACGCTTCCAGCAGCGAACATTTCCGAATTTCCGCTGCGACACGCCGGGGCGAAAAAAGAACTACGCCATAGCGAAAGAGTATGCAGACAACTTTGCTTACCACAGGGCGATAGGGGACGGCCTCTACATAGAGGGGACGAACGGAACAGGCAAGACGCACCTCGCAGCGGCGATTGCACTGCAGCTCATAAGCGAGGGAATACCCGTAATCTGCAAGACCTCAAGTGACCTTTTGCTGGATATTAAAAAGTCATTCGACGACAGCTCAATGCACGAGGCGCAGGTGCTTGATGTTTACAAAAAAGTGGACTTACTTATCATAGACGACCTCGGAAAAGAACAGTGCAGCGATTGGAGCATGAGTACGCTGTATTCAATCCTTAACGACAGATACGAGGATATGAAACCGACTATCGTAACAACGAATTACAACGCAGACCAGCTCGCAGCAGCACTAACGCCCAAAGGATTTGACAACACGAAAATTATAGCAATTATAAGCCGCCTAAGAGAAACCAGCACGGTAATGACAATGGCGTGGGAGGATATTAGAGGCAGGCTTTAAGAAACAGGAGGACAACCCATTATGCTGAATGAAAATAACGCCGGAGGAACGGCGACAGTGGCGGTAAAGCCGCTGAACAAAGATTTGATACACAGTGCCAACTCAAACAGTATGGGAGGCAAGAGAGGCGATATTTCAGCCCATGAGTACGAAGTTTACGCCGGGAAAATCCTTTCGTGGGAGATTTCTGACACGAAAAAGCAGCAGCTACTCAATAAACTGCACGAAAAATGGTCGGAAATACTAAAACACGAGGCACAGCACGTTTCGGTAATGGTAGCAGGCCCGGCAAAGTACAACGCTCGAAAGCTCGACCACAGCGACCGCATTATGAGCCTGTCAGCGCAGTTTTGCGAATGGTTTAACGACTTGGAACGACAGGTAAAGCAGGGGCAGAAAGAAAACGACAAAGCGGAATACCTCAAGGGTATGGTGGAATTTTGCATGAAGCCGGACAATCCTTGCGACCCGACGAGCCATTTATCGCAGCTTGCGTTATACGACCCGGAGGCATTTAAGAAATATTACGAGGAGCTGCAACCGACGTACAAGTGGCGAAAGAACAGCACCATTGCAAAGCTCTATGCACAGGCAGTTGCCGGAGAAATTAAGACAATCAAGAAAGAGGTATTTTTCGAGGACGAGAATTTCACAGCATACACCAAAGGCGACAGGGTATATATCAAATTCCTTATGCGTCCGAAGCGACAGCTCATTGTAGCATTGAAAAGCCGTGGGTACTGGTGGAACAGCTACGAGGAGGCGTGGAGTACATACCCGGATAAGCTCGACAAAGAGTGGGTGCAGACAATTAGCAGCAGATACGGCCAGTACATTTAGGAGGTGCGGATATGAGCAAAGAAGCGGAACACAGAGAGGAGCTATTTAAGCTCATGCGAGAAAACCCGGATCTGCCTATTGTACCAATGGTGGATAGCGAAATTGTTGCGGACGACGGATATTGCCGCTGGCGAGGAGCTTGGGGAGGCAGTTATATCGGGGAGTATCTGACGGGTGAGGAGTGTATTTACTTCCGTGAGGACGACGACCCGTATGAGGTAGATAAGGTCTTGACGGAAATGTGCGACGATTACGACGAGAACACCAGCGACGAGGAGGCGGCGAAAGCATACGCAGAGCTGCCGTGGATAAAGGCAATTATCGTCAACATAGATTTGCCGGAGCAGGACACCACGCTCGCAACAAAATACCTCAAAGTGCTTGAGGCACACGGCTGGGCAGTAAGCAGCTACACGGACGACGGCAGAGTGGAACTGGAAAAGTATTCGCCAGCCGGAGAGGATTTCTTGATGTGCGTTGAGGTTGAGAATTTCCCGGACGCAGTTATGGAATACTATGAGGATTTTGATGTGGACGAGCATATTGAAATGTGGATAGAGGCGAGAAAACACGGGACAAGAGGAGTTCCGTCGCCCCGTGAGCTGGTAAAGGACGCAGAGGATATTGATAAAATGCTGCAGGAGCTTGCAGACGCACTGGCGGAGGTGTAGGCATGAGATACGAAAAGCTGACAGAGGCAGAGAAAGCACGACACCCCTCTATACATTATACCGGGAGCGTCCGGGGAATGAAGAAACTCGGATATTGGGGCAAGCACGACGTATGTGTACGGTGCGGCCAGTATATCTACAACCTTTCAATCAGATTAGGAGGATATAACAGGATATGGTAACACCACTTGAGCAGGACACAACGCATAAATGTGAGATATTCCATTGCGACAAACGCAGGGACAGATATTGTTGCTTTTACTGTTTCCGCAAAGGGATTTGCCACAATCCTTGTCTGAACAACCCGGAGAAGTGCGGCAAGGCATTTGAACAGGAGGCGAAAAAGAAGTGACAAAATCAGCAATAGTAACAGGAGGTGCGCTCGACGTACTTAGCAGGATTTCGGATAACTACATAGATTGTTGCGTCACATCACCTCCGTATTACGGATTGAGGGACTACGGGGCAGAGGGACAGCTCGGACTTGAAGAAACCCTCGACGAATATATCAGCAATATTGTTGAGGTATTCAGAGAGGTACGCAGGACACTCCGCCCGGACGGTACATTATGGCTCAACCTTGGTGACACATACAGCAGGAAGAAATGCAGCGGAGTGATACCTAAAAACCTCATGGGAATACCGTGGAGAGTTGCACTGGCGTTGCAGGAGGACGGCTGGTATTTGAGACAGGACATTGTATGGTACAAGCCAAACACAATGCCGGAGAGTGTAAAAGACCGCTGCACAAAGAGCCACGAGTATATTTTCCTTTTCTCGAAGCAGCCAAAATACTATTTCGATTACGAGGCAATAAAAGAGCCTGCGGTGGGATTTGACAACAGGCTGCCTGCAGGCAGCAGAGGGGCGGCGAAACCGAACGCCCGGAGGAGAAAAGGAAATGCAAAAACATTCAGAGGTGGCGGAGCTTATACGAACGGCAGAGCCTTTGACAACTCGGCCAGCGTAGAGAGAACAAGCAGAGGCAATGAGGAAAATTTAACCGGGCTTCGCAACAGACGGGACGCGTGGAGTGTAGCGACGCAGGGGTACAGCAAAGCACATTTTGCAACATTCCCGGAAAAATTGATAGAGCCTTGCATATTGTCAGGGTGCAGAAAAGGCGGCGTAGTGCTTGACCCGTTTTTAGGGAGCGGCACAACAGCAGTGGTAGCGGCAAAGAACGGCAGGGAGTATATCGGGATTGAATTAAACCCGGAATACGCAGAACTGGCGAAAGAGAGAATTGCAGAACTTAACATAAAAGCGTAGGAGGACGAGCAAATGAGCGAATTAAAGGTAAAAATTGAGACGGCAGACAATCTCGACGCAGTTTCCAAAACAATGAAATTTGAGGCGGAGGGAAGCGACGCAGCAGTACAGGCGGTAACAAATGCTTTTATCGGACTTGCAGGAGGAGAAGCACCTGCAGAGCAGCCGGAAAAGGTTGTAAAGGTTGCAGAAATTCAGACCAGCAACCCGGCAGTAGAGGCGGCGGTAGTTGCGATTTACGACAACGCAGGTATTCCCTCGTTTATGTACCGTTTCAAAAAGACCACAAATGCGGAGTTGTTCGGAGGCAGTGACAAGACGCACCCGGCATTCATTATCGGCGGCGTAGAGTATGACGAGATTTTTATTTCTGTATATCCGAATTGCGAAATCAACGGAAAGCCTTACAGCTTGCCTTACATGAAGCCGTGGACGAACATCACGAACGACGCAGCAGCGGAGGCGTGTTTCAGCAAGGGAGAGGGCTGGCACTTGGTTACTGCGCCGGAGTGGGGATTGATTGCGGACACCAGCCTCAAGAACGGTACACTCCCTCACGGAAACACCAACAGCGGAAAGTATCACGCAAATACAGAGGAGCAGGGCAAGACCTACGACGGGTACAAGACACTCACAGGCAGCGGCCCGGCAACATGGACACACAACCACACGCCGGAGGGTATTCACGACCTTTGTGGGAATGTGTGGGAAATGATTAGAGGGCTTCGTATCAGAAATGGCATTTTGGAAATTGCAGAAAACAACGACGCAGCACTCGATATTGACCTCACAGAGGCAGGAGATAACTGGGTGTCAGTAAAAGACGACAACGGGAAAACGGTCAGAATTTCAGTATGCGACGATAGTATTGCTATTACAACAGACGAGGACGCAGCGCACGACTATGACGGTTGCGAATGGCAGGACGTGAAAATGGAATGCCAGTCAGAAGCATTAAAAGAGCTTGCGTTGTTTAACGGCGAGCCGGAGGCATATTTCTATGTGGACAGTACTGACGGAGAATTTTTCCCGATTCGTGGTGGCGGCTGGCGCGGCGGTGCGGGTGCCGGGGTGTTCTATACGCGCTTGCTCACCCCTCGCTCGTATGTGGGCACGGGCATTGGCTTCCGCTCCGCTTATTTCAAGAAAAACTGATAACTGGTTACTGAAAAACTGTATGGGCGGCGATAGCCGCCCAGTAGGGAGAGGAGCGAGCAAATGCTTGAATTAACACCTATAACATTACGAGAGGCAAATGCGTTCGTTCAACAATACCACCGACACCACAAACCCTCAAGAGGTCATAAATTCTCGATAGGAGTTAAGTCGGAGGGAGTTTTGGTAGGAGTGGCAATTTGCGGCAGGCCAGTGAGCCGGAGATTGGACGACGGCAAAACACTGGAAGTAAATCGGTTATGCACGGACGGGACAGCAAACGCCTGCAGCATATTGTACGGCGCAGCTTTTAGGGCAGCAATCGCTATGGGCTACACAAAAGTTATTACATACATTTTGCAAAGTGAGCCGGGAACAAGTCTCAAAGCGGCAGGATATACGAACGAGGGTATTGCCGGAGGACTTGAGTGGAATGGCAGGAGCGCACCAAAGGACAAAGACCAATATCCACATGAAATGAAACAACGCTGGGTGAAAAAGGCGGAAAGGAGGAGGCAACCATAAAAGTACGCAGAGGCGAAATATATTACGTCAAGAAAACACAAACCGTAGGGAGCGAACAGGGAGCAGACCGCCCGGCAATAGTTGTCAGTAACGACACCGGGAACAGACACGGGCCGGTAGTTGAGGTTGTTTACCTCACAACCCAGCGAAAAAACTTGTTACCTACACACGTTTACATAAGCGCGGCCAGCAGACCGTCAATAGCATTGTGCGAGCAAGTGTTTACGGTATGCAAAAGCAGATTAGAGAGATACATAGGCAGGGTAACATCAACGGAATTGCGGCAGATAGACGCAGCGTTGACGACCAGCCTCGGAATATATCAGAAACAGGAGGAAAACAGAATGCAACTCATTATGAAAACACCCTACGGGGATATGAATTTCGATATGCCGGGCGACAAAATTACAGCCCTTATACAACAAGCATTCCAGTACGCAGCGCAGCCGCAGGAAAGAGAGCTGGAGAAAGTACCGCAGAATACCCCTGTCGTACCGCAGGAACAGCCAAAAGCACGACAGGCAGAGAATAAGCCACACCGCAGGGTAGACAGCCTTTTCGGGGATTTCAGAGGCTCACAGGAAGCAAAGACGGAAAAGCCGCAGGCAGAGCCGGAGGAATACAGAGGATTTTTGCTTATCAAATGCCAGCACTGCGGAAAACTCAAGGGATTTTGCGCAAAGACCCCTATTACGGAGTTTGCTTTCGAATGTGGAGAAAAGACCGCATTACACGACCTCAAGCCAGCGTATTTGAAATGCAAGTGCGGAGGCCAGTATAAATACAAGACCAACGTAACCGACGAAACATTTGACTACAACTGTTTGAATTGCGGCAGCCCGGTAGATATGGAGCTGAACAGCAGGAGAAACACATACGTCACTATTGCAGATTAAGGAGGCAGACATGGTATTTAGAAAAATTTGCGAGGACACCAGCGACATGGGAATGTTCGAGCTGGCGCACAATCATGTATTTGTAAAAGACGGAGAGGCGTGGTACAGGGATTTCGATAGAGAAATATCGGTCAGAAACCTTATGAGGGAGATTTGCGGCAAACACGCAAGCCCGGCAGACGCAGCGGAAATGGATAACGACACGCTGGACGAGATTTTGCATGATAACCTGCAGTATGGAACGGACGACCTTGAGGGTATTTTCGGATTGCTTTATATGACACTTTGGGGCATGGCAGACGTGAGAGAGTGATTAAAGAAGCATGAGACATACGGGCTACCAACAACAATGCGCCCGGAGGTGCTGCAGATTGCGGTATCGGTTTATAAGAAAGAGGCGCAAATCGACATGGCAATCGAGGAAATGAGCGAGCTGACAAAAGCATTGCTCAAACACAGACGAGCAGAACGCTCGCCGGAGGCGTGGGACTATGAGAAAACCCGTCAGAATATCCTTGAGGAGATTGCAGACGTTATTATTATGCTTACCCAGCTTATTATGATTTACGGCGGCAGGGAGATTGTACAGCAGGATATTAACGACAAAGTAGACAGGCTGGAAAAGCGTCTAAACCACCAAAAAGCAGAGGCAGCAGCAAAAACAGCCGGAGCAGACGCAGCGCAGGAGGTATTACAGCCAGCAACATAAGGAGGGGCAACAATGAACATGGGAAAGAATAGCGAGGGCTACAACGACCCTACGCCGGGAGCTGCATGGAGCAATATGCGAAAAGCAGAGAGACAGAAAGAGGCGGAACGCCTTGCGGTCATAAGCGACCTTATCCCGATTATGAAGCAGACAGCGGAACTGGCTGGATTTGAAGTTGTAGGGAGAATTACCCTAAAGGATAAGGCAACCGGGAAAGAGTACAGATAGGAGGCTGGCATGGGAAAAGAAAGCATAGAGGAATTACCACGACACAGGAAATGCAGATATTATGTGCCGGGAGGCTTTACAGAGATTGGGAAACATTACTGCGCACCGAACGCAAAGACACTGGGAGAACAATGGGAGCAGCGGCAGGAGATTAACGTCGAGGACTGCGACAAGTGCGACCATTACAAATGCAGGTATATCGAATACCCATTGACGATACAGGAGCTTGAGATAACAGACCCGGAGGCGTGGGGAATTAGTTTTGAGCCAGTCAAAGTGAGATTATGCGAGGACAACAAGACATATTTCGGAATATTACTCGGAGAGTTCCCGTGGAAAACACGAGCCTCATTCAGCGAGGAGGACGGAAAGCTCAAAATTTCCACAATTACCAACCCTTGCATACTGTTGCCGAAGCAAAAGAAAATTGTTTTTGGCTGTGAGAGCTGGTGGAGCAAGATAAAGCCGGGCGAGGACGTTTCGGACATAACCGACGAGGATATAAACAACACTTGGTATGTGAAACTGTTAAAAGGACTGGCAAAAGAGGAGGAGCAGGAGAATGGATAAAACAAAGATAGAGTGGTGTGATAGCACATGGAACCCAGTTACGGGCTGCTACCACGAATGCCCGTATTGTTATGCAAGAGGGATAGCAAGACGTTTCGGAGGAGCGTATGCGCCGGATGCACATTTTACAGGTAAGACAACAGAGGAAATAAGCTACGAAAATGCACATAACGGCAGAATATGCCGAGAACTCGACAAACCACTAATCGGAGAGAGTGGAAAAGTAGCTCCATACCCTTACGGATTTCACCCGACATTACACCGTTACCGCCTCGACGAATACGAAAAGAAGCAGGGGCGCACGATTTTTGTATGCAGTATGGCAGACCTTTTCGACTCGTGGGTGCCGGATAGTTGGATAGAGGAGGTGTTTGCAGCTTGCGAAAAAGCACCGCAGCACAGGTATATATTCCTAACAAAAAATCCGCAGAGATATATAGACCTTGCAATGGCAGGAAAACTCCCGGCAAAGGATAATATGTGGTACGGCACAACGGCCACAACGCCGGACGAACATTTCTTTTATGGAGGAGCTTGGCACACGTTTGTTAGCATAGAGCCGATACTGCGAGATTACAGCGGAGAAATAGGAGGAATGTGCGACACATTTGCACAGTGGGTAATCGTAGGAGCAGAGACGGGCAAGAGAAAAGGCAAAGTAGTCCCGGAAAAGAAGTGGATAGAAGCAATTACAAAGACCTGCCTTGAGAGCAATATTGCACTGTTTATGAAAGACAGCCTCGTGCCTATTGTCGGAGAGGAAAATATGTTCCGGGATTTTCCGTGGGAAATTACCAACGACCGCATTGAAAGAGAGCAGGCGTGGCTCGACAAATATTACAGCAGGGAGGCAGAGGAATGAACGTAGTAATATTAACAGGCAGATTGACAGCGGATATTGAGCTGCGATACACCCAGCAGGGAACACCCTGCACCTCGTTCAACTTGGCAGTAGACAGAGCCAGCAGAGACGATAACACAGACTTTCCTACTATCGTGGCGTGGAGAGAAACGGCGGAATTTGCAGACAAATATCTGCACAAGGGCAGCAGGATTGTTGTAAGAGGAGAAATTCGCACCCGTAATTACGACGGACAGGACGGAAAGAGCCACAAGGTAACAGAGGTATATGCAGATAGAATTGAATTTGCAGACAGCAAGCCGCAAGGGCCATTTGCGTAAGGAGGCAGTATGGAGCGCAGGAAAATACCAAAGAAAGAACGACAGCGAGTGTATGAGAAGTTTGGAGGTAGGTGCGCATACTGCGGTCAGCCGATTACCTACAAGGAAATGCAGGTAGAACACATGAAGCCGCTCGCAAGAGGAGGAGTTGATAGTGAGGAAAATTATATGCCAGCTTGTCGGATATGCAATTACTATAAACACACACTGACCCTTGAGGAGTTTAGAAAACAAATAGGACTACTGACCGGGCGGCTGAAAGAAAGAGTTTATATTTACAAGCTCGCATTGAGGCACGGGCGCATAACAGAAAACGACACACCTGTCACATTCTATTTTGAGAGAGGAGAACAGCACAATGGCTAAGAAAAGAAAGTGCAGATATACAGCGGAGGAGCTGGCAATCCATGAGGAGGCAGTAAGACTGCGTAAAATGACGGACAGACAGCTCGTAGCAGAATTTCACAGAGCAGCGGACGAGGAAACCACCGTCAGAACGTCCGCGGAGGCGCAGGCTGCTACGGAGGAGGCAGAGGCGAACGAGAATACCCCTGCGATTGAAAAGCTCTTAAATGCGCTGTCAGACGGCAAATGCAAGGGCATTAAGGGAGCGACCGTATATAAAATTACGGAATTTGCAAAAGAAATGGGGCTGATTTGATGAATGAGGCACAGCACTACCGGGCGGTAATGAACGGCAGACGCAGCAAGGCCGCCGGGGAATTTTGGGAGAATATGCTCGAAGCAGCTTGCCAGCATTACAGACTTGAGGGCAAGGCGGAGATAACAAAGACCCCGGAGCCTATGCGCCCGATTAAATCGCTGGGACAGGGCAAATTCGTAGCGCACTATGAGAAAATGGCACAGCCGGACTACAAAGGAACGCTGGCCGGAGGCAGAGCAATCGTATTTGAAGCAAAGCACACCGACAGCGACCGCCTGCAGCAGAGTGTTATATCGAGTGAGCAGGAAAAACAACTCGATAGACACTCGAAGCTCGGAGCGGAATGTTTCGTAATGGTGTCGTTTCACTTTGAACACTATTTCAAGATACCGTGGGAGGTTTTTCGGAATATGAAAACACACTACGGCAGGAAGTATATCACGCCGGAGGACGTGAAAGAGTACGAGGTCAAATACATAGGCGGCGTACTAAGATTTTTATAAGCCCGGAAACGGGCCGGTCGAAAGGCCAAAGGGAGGTAACTCCCTAATCACGATTAAGGAGGGAGCTATCTCTATGAAAGGCAATGACAAGAATAAAGACGAAACCCAAATGCTAATCGAGGCAGCAGTCGCAGCAGCAGTTGAGGCCAGCATGAGGGGGATTGACGAAAAATTACAGGCGGCGATAAACCTCGGTGTAACCATTGGGGCAGCAGCCGGAGCAGAGGTAGGCGCAGCAGCAGCCGTGAAAGCAGTCGAGCGAGAGCGAAAGAAAATCAGAAAGCAGGAGCATGACAGAAGATTTCACAATACAAAGTTGCTGTTACGCCATTACCGCACCTTAAACGAGCATTACAAAAACGCCGTATATACCACAACGGCAGCAGGAGAAGCGGACGAGGATTTTGCAGACATTATGCAAGCAATGAGCAGCATAAGCGACGAGGGATTGTATGTAGAGAGTATTAGACAGAGCTGCGTGAGGACAAAAATCATAATGGCACACGTCAACAAAATGCTCGATATTTACAAGATTATGTGCAAAACGTCGAACAGGCAGGACGACGCAAGGCACTGGCGAGTGTTGGAGGCGATTTACATAGCAGAGAAACCGACGAACGCCGGAGCGGTAGCAGAAAAAGAACATATCGACAAACGCACTGTTTACAAGGATATTGACGTATGTGTTGCGGATTTAACGACGCTTTTGTTTGGAATTGGAGGCATTGAAACCGAATGACACCAGCCGGGGCATTTTTCGGGCATTTACAAGGCACTATGGAGCGTGGTAGAATGTATGGTGTAAAATTGCAGGAATAAAAAAGCACCGCTTGAGGGAGTTTTCCACAGGCGGTGTATTTTTATGTGGATAAATGACCCGAAACGGGACAGAAAGGAGGGAAAGGTGTGAATATCAAGACGCTAAAGGCAACAGAGCTGAAAGCAGCAGAGTACAATCCGAGAAAGGATTTGCAGCCGGAGGACGCAGAGTACAAGAAACTGCGCCAGTCCATTGAAGAATTTGGATATGTAGAGCCGATTATTTGGAATGAGCGCACGGGAAATGTTGTAGGCGGCCACCAACGCCTCAAGGTATTGCTCGAAAAGGGGCAGGAAGATATTGAGTGCGTAGTTGTTGACCTCGACGATAAGGACGAGAAGATACTCAATGTGTTGCTGAACAAGGTAAAGGGACGCTGGGATATTGGAAAACTGGCAGACCTTTTACAGGAACTGGACGAGGCAGGAGAAATGGAGCTGACAGGCTTCGAGGACTGGGAGCTGCAAAGCCTACTCATGCAGTACGACCACATTAAAGACCTTATGGAGGAGGATTTTTCGGGCTATGCTTCGGAAAAAGAAAGAGAAACATTCGTAATGACGTTCAGCCTCCCGGCAGGAGCGAGGGAAACCGTAGAAGCATACCTGCAGAATACAGAAAATGCAAAAATAGAGCTGGCAACGGCAATTATCAACAAAGTAAAGGAGGGAGCGTAATGCAGATTGAGAGAAAGAAAATCAGCGAAATGGACAGAGCTGCGTACAACCCTCGTATAGAGTTGATACCGGGCGACGCAGAATATGAGAATTTGCGCCGGAGCATTAAAACCTACGGAATGCTTATCCCGGTAGTTTGGAACAAGAGGACAAACAAGGTAGTCGGCGGCCACCAGCGATTGACGGTACTCGAAAACGAGGGAGAGACAGAGGTGGACGTATCGGTAGTAGACCTTGACGACACCAAAGAGAAGCAGCTAAATATCGCACTCAACAAAATCGAGGGCGGCTGGGACGACGAGAAACTGGCGGAGCTGCTTTTGGAATTGGGAGAGGACGCAACCCTAACAGGATTTACCCAGCAGGAAATTGACAGCCTCACGAACGACCTTGACAGCCTTATCGACGGCGACACCGTAGAGGAGGAGTTGAAGTCAATCGAGGAGCTGTTTAATGTGAGCCTTACATTCGACAAGGCGGACAAAGAGGACTTGAAAGCCTATGTAAAAGACTTCGGCAAGGAAGCCCTCGTGCAGTTGATTATTCAGAAAGCAAAGGGGGAAATTTAGCATGGGCTGTAAATGCGGAACGCAGGTTATTTTGTGCAACCTCCCGGTACGCTTTGACACCTACAAGGGGTGCAGCCACGGGTGTAAATACTGTTTTGCACAAAAGAAACAGAATATAGCAAAGATACAGAGAGACGAAACCGTAGAAGCCTTACGCTCTTTTGTTGAGGGAAAGAGAGGCAGAGAAACGGCGTGGTGCGACTGGAATATCCCTATTCACTGGGGAGGCATGAGCGACCCATTCCAGCCGATTGAGAAAAATATCAGAGCCAGCTACGAATGTTTGAAGTTGCTGGCAGAAACCCGATACCCATTTGTGGTAAGCACAAAGGGCAAGCTCGTAGCAGACCCGGAATACCTCGACTTATTGGCGAAATGTAATTGCGTGGTGCAGATTTCAATGGTGTGCAGCAAGTACGACCAGTTAGAGCCGGGAACGCCACCATACGAGGAGCGATTGAAAATCGTCGAAACAGTGGCAAAGAGGGTGCAGAGAGTAGTCGTGAGAATACAGCCATATATGCCGGAGGTTTTTCACGACGTTATGAAGAATATTCCGAGACTGGCAGCAGCAGGCGTGTACGGAGTGGTTGTAGAGGGAATGAAATTCTACAAGGCCAAAAAGGGAATGGTAAAAATCGGCGGCGATAATTGTTATCCGCTCGGAGTTTTACGCCCACACTTTGAAGCGATTAAGGCGGAGTGCCACAGACACGGCATAAAGTTTTACGCCGGAGAGAACAGACTGCGCTCGCTGGGCGACGATATGTGTTGCTGCGGTATCGACGGGCTTGAGGGATTTAAGGGCAATGATTACAACCTTTGTATGCTGTTGAACGGCAAAAACCCGGAGCCTACGGAGAATATGAAACAGATAGGCACGGGCGGCTGCTTCCAAAGCCTCAACCAAGTTGCAGGTATCAACAAAAAGATAAATAACCAGTCTTTCTACGGCCTCATGCAAGAGGAGCTGGGAGGTAAGACTGATTATTATAAAAAGCTGTTTGGACTTGAGGAATAACCCCGGACGGCTGACAAAATGCAAAGGAGAGGAGGACAATGCCAAAATGGACTGACAAGCCGTGGGAACGTCAAAAGGGCGAGAGCGAAAAGGCGTATGAAGCGTTTGCAGCCTACCGGGATTTGGGAGCAAAGCGCACTACAGTGGCGGTTGCGGAAAAGTTGCAAAAAAGTGATACTTTAATTCGCCGCTGGAAAGACCGCTGGGACTGGAAAGAGCGAGTGCGAGCCTATGACAACGACCTCGAAAAAGAGGCACGGGCAAAGGCGGTAAAAGACCGCAAGGCCATGACCGAACGCCATATAGGAATAGCAATGCAGCTCCAAAAGAAAGCCCTTGAAGCACTCAACAGCTTGGAAGTCGAAGATATGACCCCGAAAGACATTAAGGAGTATATCAAAATGGCAACCGACCTCGAACGCCTTAACAGAACGCTTGAGGAGGAGAGCAGCAAGGGCAGCAGCGAAGCTCCTACCTCGCTTGCGGACGCAGTTATAGCGGCATATCAAAAGCGAAAGGAGGAGGGCAATGCTTGATAGTGAAGCGATTTTGTATTACGCAGACCACCCGGTAGAGTTCGTAGAGGATATTATCGGGGCAAAGCCCGACCCGGAGCAGGCAAAGATATTGCGCAGCGTTGCAAAAAATCAGCTTACGAGTGTACGAAGCGGACACGGCGTAGGCAAAAGCACGGTTGAGGCGTGGGTAGTTATTTGGTTTATGGTTACGAGGCCATTCCCAAAGATACCATGCACAGCACCGACGCAGCACCAGTTATTCGATATTCTTTGGGCGGAAGTGAGCAAGTGGTTGAGAAATAACAAAGCCCTTGCAAACGAGCTTGTGTGGACAAAAGAAAAGGTCTACATGAGAGGCTACCCGGAGGAGTGGTTTGCGGTTGCACGAACAGCCAGCAAGCCGGACGCACTGCAGGGCTTCCATGCGGACGACGTTCTGTATATTATCGACGAGGCCAGCGGTGTAGACGACAGTATATTTGAGCCTGTACTCGGCGCACTTTCAACACCGGGCGCAAGGCTTTTGATGTGCGGAAACCCGACGCAGTTGTCGGGCTTTTTTTACGAGAGCCACAACAAGAACAGAGCCAGCTATGCGACGTTTCACATTGACGGACGCAAGAGCAGCAGGGTATCACAGGATTTTGTTCAGACAATCATCAATATGTACGGAGAGGACAGCGACGTATTCAGAGTGCGTGTCGCCGGAGAGTTCCCATTACAGGAGGACGACATATTTATACCGCTTTCTCTCGTAGAAAATTCCATTATGACGGAGTTTTCTCCCCGAAAAACCCCGGATTTGGTGCATATCGGTTGCGACGTTGCTCGTTTCGGCGACGACAAAACGATAATCGGGTACAAGACCGACGAAAAGGTAACATTTTACAAGAAGCGGCAGGGGCAGGACACCATGAAAACAGCGGACGACATTATTATGCTGGGAGAGCAGTTGGTACAGAGGTACAAGCTCGACACTCCTATCCCGGTAAAAGTGGACGACGGCGGCGTGGGCGGAGGCGTAGTAGACCGCTTGAGGCAGTTGAAACGCAACTACCCGGAGCGTTTTTGGTGGCTTGAAGTTTACCCGGTTAAGTTCGGGGAACGCATAAAGCATAAATATTACCACGACAGCACCACCTACATGATGTCAATAGTCAAGAAGCTATTGCAGCCTTATGACGACGACGGCAACAAAAAACCCGTGGAGCTGATACTCCCGGACGACGACGACCTCGTGGCGCAGCTTTCGGGCAGAAAGTACGGGCTAACAGAGGCCAGCAAAATCAAGATAGAGAGCAAAGACGCAGTAAAGAAACGAGGACAGCCGTCCCCGGACGAGGCGGACTGTGTTTTACTACTTTGCTTACCAGTAAAACCACCAAAAAAGAAAGGGGTGAGAAAGAATGGCTAAATCAAAAAAGGGTATGCAGGTGCGCATAATCAAAGAGCAGGCAAGGCCGATTGAAAAAGCGGACGTGTCGGTACAGGTCACGGAGCAGGACGCATTTAACGCCGGGGACTGGATAACACCGCCGAACGATATGCGAGGCTTGCGAAATTTGGTTAAGAATAGCACTATCCTACCCCAGTGTATCAGAGCTTACAAGAACAATATCGCAGGCTTTGGTATAGGTGTGAGATATATTGAGGACGCAGAGGAAACGCCGGAAATGGCGGCGGAGTTCAAAAGGGCGGAGGAGATTATCGAGCTGCTTACCATTGAGCAGGACACCAAAGAAGTATTTGAGGACATTATCGAAGCGAGGGAAACATACGGCATTGCTTACCTTGAGGTTATCCGTAATTTGGCGGACGAGGTTGTGCAGATTGAGTTTATCAAAGAGACAGCCAGCGTAACCAAAACAAAGCCACTTGAGCCGTATATTTCGACAGTCTACTACCACCACGGGCAGCAGATTGAAAGAAAGAAACGCTACTGCAAGTACAAGCAGGAGATAGGCGGCAAGGCGGTCTATTTCAAAGAGTTTGGCGACCCTCGTGTTATGGATAACAGAAACGGCAGGTATTTGCCGGAGGGCGAAACCCTTGAGGAGCAGTACCACGCTAACGAGCTTATGGAATTTGCCATAGGCACAGAGCCATACGGCGAGGTGCGCTGGATAGGACAGGTACTCGGAGTTGACGGCAGCCGCAAGGCGGAAAACCTCAACAACAACTATTTCGAGAACGGCAGACATACGCCGCTGATGATTATGGTTAAGGGGGGAACGCTAACGGACGAGAGTTTCGAGAAGCTGAAGCAGTATATGAATGACATTAAGGGCGCAGCCGGGCAACACGCATTTATCATTCTCGAAACAGAGAGCAGCGACGGGCGAGTAGATTTCGACCAGTCCGACAAGCCGGAAATTGAGGTCAAAGACCTTGCAAACATATTGCAAAAAGACGAGCTTTTCCAAGACTACCTCGACAACAATCGTCGGAAAGTGCAATCCTCTTTCCAGTTACCCGACCTGTATGTTGGTTATACGACCGACTTCAACAGAGCGACGGCGCAGACAGCACAGGAGGTAACGGAGGAACAGGTATTCCAGCCGGAAAGAAAGAGCCTCGCATGGGCGATTAACAACCGACTTTTGAACGGATACCAGTTCAAGTATGTGGAATGTTATTTCCTTGAGCCGGACATTAGTAATCCGGACGACCTTTACAAGCTGCTTACGGTAGCAAACAACGCCGGAGGCCTCACACCGAACAAGGCAAAGCAGATTATTTATGAGGCATACGGAGAAGTTGCAGAGGCTTACCCGGAGGAATGGGGCGATATACCGCTGGCTTACAGCAAAACGCAGGGCGGCGTAGGTTTTGGCTTCGACCTCGGACAGCTTACAATGAGCTTGCAAAAGCAGATTGAGAAAGCAGCCGGAGAACACGACGACGCTATTGTTGCCGTGATGAAAGAGGTCAAAAGGCAGTTGGTAAAAATGGATAAGGGGGAATGAGTATGTGTGTAAATTGCAAACCCCTCATAAAAGCCATTGACGCATATTTGACGAAAGCCGACGACGACCTCACAGAGGAGCTTGAGGAGGAGGGCTACTGCGAGCCGAAAAAGACCGTAAAGGCAATAAACGACCTTGAGGAGGAAATTGCGGAGGCACTAATCGCAGAAACCGACTATTTCCTATCGGAGGCAGAGAAAGCCGTAGACCTTGACACCTTTGCAAAAGAGATTTGGCCGGGTGTTATGCTGAACGACGAGCTGCGAGCAAAGCTGATAATCATATTCACGGAGCGGCTTGACAGTTTTATGCCGGAGTTTATTGAGTATTACATCAAGGCGACGGACAAAGACCTCAAACTACCGCAGGTATCGAAGCGCACGACGGCATGGGTAGCGAGTTGGAGCGAGGAGCTGGCGGACATTATGCAGCTCAACAGCCACAAGGAAATCGAGAAGATACTCGAAACCGGGCTGCAGAATGGCAGCAGCATAGCGACGTTTACCCGTGACATTATGGAGAGCGGCATAAGGGACGAGCATTACAAAGCCCGGAGAGCTGCACTTACGGAGGTGTTGAGGGCGCATAGCGTCGCCCAGCAGGAGGCATTTATGCAGTCCCCGGCGGTTGCAGAGAAAATGTGGCGACACACTGGCTCATACAGGAACGAGCCTCGAAAAAACCATGTAGACATGGACGGGCAGCGTGTAAGAGTTGACGAGCCGTTTGAGTTGAAAGGCATAAAGGGAGGGACATATTACCCTATGTACCCTCGTGACAGCTCATTGCCGCCGGAGGAGAGTATTAACTGCCATTGCATAGCACAGCCAGTCGTGAGCGAGGAAATACTCGGTCTTTCGCTTGAGGAAAGACAACGCCTGCAGCAGGAGGCAATCGACAATATGGACGACGAGTGGGAAAAAGAGCTGGACGCAAAGAACAAAGCGAAAGCAGGAATAGACGAGGAATAGTCGTCTCGCTGCTTCTCTTATCGCAGGAGCGACGTTCTTGGTGCGGACGAGGAAAAATACCACCCGAACAAATAACGGCGAATTTGAGCCGTTCAGAGCTTTTTCGTGAGGCCACGAAAATGATACTTGGTAAGGAGCAGCGGTGACGCTGCTTTTTATATTACAGACACCAGCGAAAGGAGGTGAGTGAGGGCATGAGAAAGAGCATGAGCAAGGCGTATGAAATCACGGACGCTAAAATTCAGTTCGTTTCACTTGTAGACAAAGCGGCAAACAAGCGACAGTTTCTCTTGAAGAAAGCGGACGACGGCAAAGCGACATTCACGACATACGGCAGAATTGTTAAAGCAGACGCAGACAGCCATTATGTAACCGGGATTGTGTACGAGCCTATGGAGGAGGACAGCCACGGCAATTTTATGACGGAGGCAGAAATCACAAAGGCGGCGTACTGGTTTGCAAAGAACGGGGACAAGGTTGACCTGCAGCACAGTTTTGAGCCGCTGGACGGAGCGACCGTCGTTGAGACTTGGATTGCGAAAGCGGATTTTGAAATCGACGGCGAGGCAATCAAAAAAGGAACTTGGCTTATGACCGTAGAGGTAGCAGACGAAAGCGTGTGGGAGGGCATTGAAAAAGGCGAAATCACAGGCTTTAGTATGGGCGGCCTCGGCAATTACAGTGAGGAGGACGTTGATTTGGATAACGTGAGCAAGCAGGCCAGCACCGACGCAGGCAGCAACAAAAAGGGGCTGTTAAAGCAGTTGGGAGCGGCATTAGGTTTTAACGTCGTAGAAAAGGGAGCTATGGCGGAGCTTTACGAGCAGAGAAGCAAAGGCACTCTGTTTTGGAACGCTTTTAATTCCCTTGAGGAGGTTTTATACCAGTACGACAACATCACTGGCAGGTGGGTATATGAAACGAACGAGGACAAGGTACGAGAGTGCCTTGAGGAGTTCAGCGAGATTATCAGCAGTATTCTCACAGGCAAAGAGAGCATTACCAAAGCTATTCAGACGGACAGACCTGTTGAAAAGGCTGGAAAGAAAATGAGTAGCAAGAACAAAGAAACGCTGCAGGGCATTTTAGATAGCCTTGGTGCTTTCGTGGCGGAGTTTGACGACAAGACAGACACCGACCCGGAGGACGACAGCAAAACCGAAAAGGAGGAAAAAGAAGTGACTAAACAGGAAGTAGAGCAGATTGTGAGCGCAGCTATTGCAAAGGCATTTGGCAGCGACGCACAGCAGAACACCTCCGCAGCAGCGCAGGACGGCGCAGGAGCTGTGGAAAAGGCAGCAGGCGAGGGAAATACCGCCCCTGCAGAAATTACCCCGGAAACCGTTCAGAAAATGGTTGAGGCAGCTATCGAGAAAGCACTTGCTCCAAAGCAGGAGGAAAGCGTAAGCGCGGAACAGGTGCAGGACATGATTAGCAAGGCAGTAGCGGCAGCGGTTGAGCCTGTACTCAAGTCCAAAGGGCTTCCGAGCAACCTCAACAACAGCACCGTAGAAAAAGCAGCAGGCGAGCAGCATTACCTGCACGGCATTCTCTAATAAAAGAACAGGAGGACAAACAGAATGAACACTAACAGTTCCATTATCAGAAAAGCAGCCATTGAAACTGGCACTTTAACCTCCGGGCTTCTTAACCCGGAGCAGGCGAGAAAGTTTATTCAGCAGACTTTCGAGGCCACTAACCTTGGCGGTCTTATCCGTCACGAAATGCGCACCGCAAAGGCAGGCGAAATCGACAAGATTGGTATTGCCAGCCGTATTGTGCGTAAGAAAACCGAAAACCACGACGACGGTTACAGAGCTGACGTTAAGACTTCTCAGATTGAGTACGCTACTACTGCGGTACGCTTGCCTTGGGAAATTACCGAGGAAACTCTGCGTGAGAATATCGAGGGACAGAATTTCGAGCAGATTGTAACCAACCTTATGACTACCCAGCTTGGCGTAGATATGGAGGACTTGTACCTCAACGGCGACGAGGCTACTGCGGAGGACGCTGACGACTACGATTTCCTCAAGATTAACGACGGCTGGATTAAGCAGATTGTGAACGGCGGCCATGTGTACGACGCTTCCACAGAGGATGGTATGAGCCTTGATATGTTCTACAAGGCGTTGGCAGCAATCCCTAACAAGTACAACAACGGAAAGCTCCGCTGGCTTATGTCCCCTCGTAGAGCGCAGGAGTGGGAGTTGTTCTTGC